GAGCTGCCATTCTGGTCACAGAACACGCGGAAGACGGAGATCCAGTCCAGGGGAATCGCGTGCTTGTACTGGTTGCCCCACTCGGACAGGTCTGCCGTGGTCGATGCCCGGCGATCCGTCGCGAAGGTCCACATGCGTTCCTCCAGCACCGCATCCCGGGTCACGGCATAGTTGTCCCGGCACCATTCGGCGTACTGGCCATTGTCATCCAGTGACGTGATTCGAGTGCCACCGATTCGAGACAATGCCTTGTTGCAGATGTAGGTCTCGGAGACCATTGAACGGTTTTCTTGTGTGGCCATATCAGTCCTCGATCTCTGGAATGCCAGAGTAGTCATCACCACGGCAGTCACATGCGTGCTCATCCAGCTCCTGCTGAATCATGCAAATGGCGTCCAGGGTGTATTCAAATTGCTCAGTGGGAAACGGTTGCAGCGGCTGTGCGCTGAATGTGGTGGTCAGTGGACTCTTGCGCAGTATCTCAATCCAGGCGCCAGCGGCTACCGGCGCGCGCAGTACGACATCACAGCGAGGGTACAGCGGTCCTTCCTGCTCGCCCATATCAACCCAGTAGTGAAAGTTGGGCGTCAGCAGCAAGCGGTCAACATCATTCACCCGGTAAACATCGAACTCGCCATGTGATTCAAACGTGACCGGATAGCGCAGGTTCGTGCTGCTTTCAAAGCGGGCTATGTAGTAATTTCCGGAGATCGTCATGGCAGCTCCGCCCCCTCGAACTCACAATAATCTGGCAGTTCGTAGTCTTCAAAGTTGCGCAGGTACCACTTGTAAAGCGTATCCTCGTCAAAGCCTGGCGTGGTTGTGACCATGGAGTACAGGATGCCGCGAATGCCAGAGAACATATACGCCTTGTCTTTAGGTCTAGGCTCTATCGTCATGGGCTGAAGGGTCTCTGGTGTCCGGTAGCCTGATACCGCTTTGGTGTAGACCATCTCATGCTTAGTGCCATTAATTATCACGCCGTGAGTAAGTGGCACCGCATGGGCGAATCGACCAGGGATAGCGGTGGACTCCAACAGGGTCATAGCACCGATCTTTATGTAGAAGTAGATGAAATTGGCTCCAGCTGCCCAGTTTCGAGTTCCCCACTTTCTTGATCCGCTCGCGTCCTGAAAACCCGGGCCGCCATCTGCTTCATAGTTAATCGATATATTATCCACTTTCAGATTAAAACCAGGTTCTGAATACTGGTATTCGATCTGGCGAAGGAAGAACAGGTTCCCTTTGCTGGAATTCGCAAGGCCGTTATGGGTCATGAGCGCCATGCCTTCTGCATCATCAAACGCCATTTTTGGACCAAAAGAACCACTCGCAAAATCATTCACGCCTATACCCAGCGCAAAGGTGTAATCACTGCACAGTGAGGGCTTGTTAGGCTCTGCACTTCCAAACGGGAACGCAAAATATTCAGCGCCGCCCGAAGTGTTGAGCTGCACCGGCAGTGTCGCCCCCTTGTAACTGTCGGCAAACTCAACGTCACTGCTACCACCGCCACCATGCAATTCGAACTTGCCAGACAAAGGCAGCACCGGGGGATTGGCAATAAAGTCTTCTCGGAAATCAATAGATGTGAGCCCCGCCGCTTTAGCCGCCGCTACAAACGCCTCGCAGCTGAACGGCACACACTCTGGTAAGTCAGCCTCGCCGGGTGGCTCCGTGGGTATGTCAGGCGTGCCCGGGTAGTCATCGCCTCGACAATCGCACGCATGGCCCTCGATCTCCTGCTGGATGTAACAGATTTTATCCAGAGTGTATTCCAGCTGCTCAGTCGGGAAGGGCTTCAGTGGCTCTGCCTGAAAGTCGGTTTCAATAGGGGTTTTGCGGATGATCTGCAGGCGCTCGCCCTTGGCCAGAGGTTCCTCTAAACGGACCAGCCCCCGCTTCTTGATGGGCGTCAGGTGGTTCTCAAAGCGTAACTTGTAGTCGAATATGACAGGACCGGCCACCTCGCCCTGCAGCAGGCGCTGATCGCCGTCCTGCAGCAGTCGAGCACTTCCGTCCTGTAATATTCGTGGCATCAGTTAATTCCATATAGCCGTGCTACGCCAAGCAAACCGTCAGTGTCGTGGCCATCGGCGCGCAATCTCAGCCTGGTGATAGCGGCCGTCATCGTTGTGTGGTGAGCAGAGATAACACCGGTCGCAATCTGGTCCGTGTTCATGTAGGTTGTGAAGCTGCAGCGCGCACTCTTCAACCAGGCATCGCGGTAATCCCCAAGCACAATACATCCACGCGAGTAGGAATTAGCGGGCGATCCATTGCCAGCAATCAGCGCTACCCGGGGGTAATCCGCCTTGCCGCCATATGGGCCACCGTTTACTGCAATATTCTCCTGCGTCCAGTAGTTGCCGTTGGACACATCGTCATTCATGAACAGGTACATCTGGTCCTCAGTGGTGCCACCACTTGAGCGCACCACAAAATCAATAGCAAGGCTTTGGTATGTCTGAGGTATCACGGCACCGGCCAGCAGCGGGCCGAAATCAAACTGGCCGGCCGATACCAGAGTCTGTGTGTCTATCAGCGTTCTACCGGACGCGCCCCCAATGCCAGCAATCAAGTTAGCCTTGCTCACCCGCTTACTGGTACCCGAAGGGGAATCCGTATCGTCCGACACGTCAACCATCTCGAAAAAATCACCGTCAGCTGGCGCTTCGCCCAAGTCCGGCATATCCATTATCGTCTTATCAACCATTACACACCCTCCACAAGGCGCGTTCGCACGCCCTCAGAATCAACCACCCATACCTGTACAGCGTCAGCGCCAATGCTTTCGATTTCGAACGGATATTCTGTTTCATCGTCATTTTCATACGTCACCGCCCCGAGATAGGTACTATCCACTGTCATGGCTCTACACCCGTGCAATCTTCGGCGCTGGAATCAATCTCTTCCAGAATCGTGAAGGTCTTGTTTACCTGAAAGTTGACCACGCTGGCCTTGAAATCATCGTATGAGGCGAAGACGATTTCCTGCGTCATGGGGGTAGTGACATCGACCTGGCACTTACGCTCTGCCAATTCCTGGCAAATCATCATGGCCTTGTCGAAAGCGAACTCCACCATCCGGCCATTGAAGGGACTGTGCCGGTGCGGGAAGTCGATAGTCTGGTCAATCAGCGTATTGCGCTCAATCACCACCTTGGTTGCGTAGGTGGCGTGCAGGCGGCTGAACTGAACAACACCGTTCTGCTTGAGGGGGTAGCGGGGGGAAGTGGTGTTCCAACGCAGGATGTAGTCTGTCACCGGCACCCGGTAGCGCAGCGGGCCCTCACCCTCGTCTATGATCTCGTACACCTCAATGGCGCCATCGTCAGCCGCGGGAAAGGTGAAGGCATACTCCCGCTCATCGGTCAGGGCAAATTCTTCAGGCGCGTACTGCGTGAGGATCGTCATGGTGAATTGGCCTCCATCTTCCCGTACACACCAAGGATTTCAGCTCTGAACGGCAGGTGCTCCATGATCTCGATGGGTTGGTGAACCTCCCATTTGTTCGTAGCCACATGCCAGTCATCCAGCAGGTCCAGCCCCTGGGACAGGTTCATGCTCGATAGCGGGTCTCGGTCGCTCACGCGCTCGCCGTTGATGATTGGCCTGGTCGAACCCAGCGTGCGAACAGCGAACCGCAGATAGCGGCCCTTCGCTCCAGGGTCCAGCTTCTGAGGCGGCAGGGTGGTTAGTGTTGACCGGTGCGACATCCCGACAATGGCCGTAGTCATGTTCGTGACTGAGCCTGTATCGTCAGTTAGCGTGATCTGCCCACCCGTGACCGTATAGGACCCAATGAAGCGATACTGGTCAGCCACATGGACCGTGCGGCCCTCCAGGTGATCCAAGCCGGTGATGACGTTGGTAGGTGTCTCGAAGTTGAAGTTCAGATGGCAATCGACATAGGCCCACTGCTCATCGAAACTGAAGTTGGGTATCGCCTCCAGATACAGCTTTTTCGTGCCGTCTATCGTGCGCTTGACCAGTAGGTAGGGCACATCACGCCCTTCATCGTCCGGTACCACACAAATATCAGTGATGTTGCCGCCGTTGATCTTGTAGCGGGTCCAGCCCTCAATGCCGGATTCGGAGTGGAAGATAGCCAGCTGGCCTTTGCGCGTCAGCACCATGCACATCTGGTGTGGGTTGCGCATACGCACCATACGCTTGATGCGGGGATAGCATACCTCGGGGTTGTACAGGGTCAGGTCCTGGGCTACCCAGCCCTGTTCTTCGTCCCGGTAGGACATTTTGCGCACCTTGGTACCGCCATCGGAAGGGAACAGGACGCCAGTGCCGAACCCGGCCGGCTGCACGTTGTTAGAACCATGCGTGCTGTGCATGTTCGCCGCGGCATTCAGCGGAGACAGCAGGCCATCGGTGGCGCTTACTATGTATTCCATTTCCAGCGCGCCGACCAGCAGCGACTTGTGGCCATACACCCACTGGATTGGGGATCGGTAGGTGGTGTTCAGCTGCAGGGAATCTTTATCAACAACCGGTGCCGATGTGGTGAAGGTGCTCCAGTTTCCCGGGTCAGTAGCCCATATCGTTTCGCTCACAGACGCCACAGGATCGCCCGTAGCAACTTTAAAGCTCTGGCCACCCGCGAGCACCAGCCTGCCACCTGCGCTTGAGCACGTGGCCGGGTAGTTGTTCACGGCCCACTCGGATGGGGTGCCGGTGAACACAATGGGGATGAACTGGTACGCAGCGGCCACGGTGTTGAAGAAAAACTTGTGTGGCGGGTGCCGGGGGTGCGTTACCACCAGTTCCTTGTCGCCATAGGGGGATTGGATGTAGTGCAGATCATCCAGGTCAGAGGCGGCATAGGGGTAATCAACCGTGATGTCAGCCTCGGTCAGCTCCACTTCGCCATTGGCAAACACCTTGAAGTAGCGGCAGCGGAACTGCGGATTGGAGTATTCGCGCTCAGTGGTTTGCTGCGCCGTTGCAGTCATGCGGATGTACAGCGTGCCGGTCCAGCCCGTGCTGGGCAGGGTGGCGTTGACTGTGCCAGGGTTGAAAATGCTGCCGGCTACCGGATGATCGTTGTCGTTGTACGATTCGATATACAGCGGGCTGGAATAGTCAGAGTTGGCCGATACCTCAATCTTGAACTCGAAGCCGCCCACATTCGATGGCGGGTTGGCAACATAATCCACCTGGTAGTCCAGGGTGATGACATTGGTTGCCGTGTCCACTTCGCATGTGGTCTCTGCCGTGCAGACTGTCGCATCGTTGTGCTTGTACAGCCTCGGGGCAAAGTACAGCGCGTTCTGCTCCTCGTTGAGGTACACCCCAAGCGGGCCATCACCATTACGGCTGTAATATTCAGATGGCTCAATCTGCCATGGCTCAATGCCATCGAAGAAGGAAAAATTGTCTACGATCTGCTTGCGGTAGATGACCGTGCCGGTACCGGGGTCGCCCGGCAGCCCTCTGGCGCCATCCTCCAGGCGGTCATTGATATTGCGCAGCAGCTTCACGCCGGACGATGTGAACAGCAGCAGGGACCGCTCATTGCCGGTAGTGAGGAAGGGAATAATGCGCGCCTTGAGCTCACCCACTTCCTGCAGGTACCGGGTGCCGGGTGCCCTTACCGCGCTGCCCTGGGGTGTCGGTATCCAGTTGACCATCTGCAGGGTGGATTGCTTGTAATACTCATGGTCCTGCCGCATGAGCATACGCGGGGAGATTTCACCCCCGGCGAACGATCTTTGTACGTGATGCCAGACGCTCATTCACCACCTCGCCACGCCGTTGCGGCTGTCAATGTGCGTGAAAGTCTCATAAGCCTTCAATCCTCCAACACCGATCTGGTGCGCCAGTTCACCCACAATGCGAGGAGGAACACCGTCAACAACAATGTCAGCAGCACGGCCAAGCATGTGCTGGCTGTTTTTCGAGCCACCCACCGCGCGATTGTGCGACTCGCAGCGGCATCCCGAATTGACGTCAACGCGCCTGTCGAAGTGTTCACGAATCGTTTCCAGATCCTCAATCAGCTTTACGTCCACAGTGTCGAATCCGCACCCGCACTTGCAGGCAAACTCCCAGCGACTGAAGTTCGGGGACAGGTCGCCCATCAGCGTTTCACCTTAATCAATTTATCGACGCCGAAAATTGCGAGGGAAATAGCCACCCACCCGCCAACAAACCACTCAGGCAATAGACCAATCTTGTCCATTGCATCGAATGTCGCCTGCTGAATTGCATCAATGGGTATGAACATGGAGATCATGGGGTAGGACCAGATGATAATCAGCCACTCGTCCTTCCAGTCGGAAGACAGGTTGCGTATGCGCTCCAGTTTGGACTCATGCTTTGCCTGCGCCACTTGCGACCGGCGCTCCTGCCACTTGCCTACTGCATTAGCAACAGGGCCAATGGCGGCAGTGGCGAAACCGAGAATGCTCAAAACAATGTCCTCACGTGGTCAATGATGGCGGCGCGCAAATCGTCGTGCACTGCGGCATAGAACATGCCGACGAAGTACACGACATAGAACAGCAACCACATCCACCACTTAACGGGTGTTGGACTGCTCATCGATAAACTTCTGCGCCATTTTGCCGAATGTGCCGGACAGCCCGGAAACGACCGCATTGGCGATTTGCGTGTGTTTGTGCGCCAATTCCGCCGCAGTGCTGGCGTATTCTGTGCAGGTAATTTCCTGGTTTACTTCGTCGCCGCTACGGCTAACGATTGATACTGTTACGCTGTGTTCCTTCATTTTTGCTATCTCCTGAATCGAGTGAAGCCCCTGAAACCAAAAGGCGGCAGGGGCAGGAAAGCGGCTAGCCGCCGTCGCTTATCGCGGGTGGCCAGCGTTAACGCCAGCGTCCTGCAGGTTAGCGTCGGGTTGGTAAGTGCTGATCGCATTGTCTGGCTCAATATGTGACCGCATCAGATCAACATAGGAATCAAACTTATCAAGCCAGGGGGTTAGTACCTCTTTAGCGGTTACAGTGTGAAAGCCACTTGTGCGCTCTGAATCCTCGCCAAACAGCAGCTGCGTTCGCAGCTTGCTCAACTCATACAGTTGGTGCTGAATGTCTGGATTCTGGACAATGTTAATTACCGGCGGATTCGGAAGAACCATAGGCTTTGGGGCTGCATTAGGCATGTAACCCTCTGGCTCGCCACTAAACAGCTCCACAAGTTTGCGCATTTTAGCGGACCACCCCCCCATGATTTCAACGTCCATGCGCTGCGTATCATTGCGGGTGGCTGACGGACAGCGCGAAAACTGCTGTAGCCCCATATCTATCTGTGCCACCAGGCCAACCACGTCAGTGTTGCCTGACGTTTCGATATGGTCTATTGACATTGTTCCTAAATCAACTTGATCTGATCTCATTGTGTTACTCCTGCTTTGGTTAAGAGTGGCCGACAAGGCCACGGGTGTCGGCAGCAGGTGAACCTAAACCACTAGGCCCTGCCAGCCACAACTGTTAGGCACGACTACTCAACGCGCCGCTTGTACTCCTTAAAGTCCTGGTAGATTTCATCGATGTCGTCTGCATTGCGCTCAATTCGTTCTTTGTACTGGCCTGCTTCGATATGATGGCTTCGGACAGCCTCCTGCAATCGAGATAGCTCAGATCGCAGTAGGGTGTTGCCATGGAGTATCTCCGCTCTGATCTCGGCTTTGTCGCGCCGCGCGTCTTCGGCTTTGTATCGGTCAGATGTGTCTTTAGTGAGCGATACAGCTCCACCGCCAAGGCTAGTGAGCAAAGCAGCAATGACAAGACGATCAGTGCGTTTTGAGCCAGTAACTGAATCGTCGCCCAGTTCATCGTTTCCCCCGGCCATTGGCTTTCCTTCCGTAAATCCGTGGTGCGCCTATCAGTAGCGTATTGCTGTTAGTCATGCTGAAAACCCTATGTCAGCGCCACCAAATCCAGCGCCCTGGGCAGGCGACCCTGGGAGCCAGCCATAGTTCGTTTTGAGCGTTCCGGTGGCGGTTCCTAGATTCGGGTCCGTTGTAACGGTGCCTGCTATCTGAGCGCCATTGTCTGCCGCAACCAGCGTTGATGAGTATGCCGTGCCGCCAAACAGCAAATTGTTGTAGAACGTGGTGCCCACTGCATCCATGACGTAATCAGCCAAAGCGCTAATCATGTTGTCGAAGTCAAAGCTGCCGCTGAAGATGTTGTTGTTCATGACGACAGGGCTGCCTGAACCAGGGTCATAGCTTTGATAAAGGACGGAGGAGTAGCCAGTGGCAGGCGCGACGATCACGCAGTTCTGCATATCCAGCGAGCCGCCGTTTCGAACGCGCAGCGTGAATTTGCCGTAGCACCCCGAGAGAACAACATCATTATTGCCGTCAGCATAGGCGTTGATGTAGCTGTCATTCAAAACGACTGGATTGGTGGTCGCATAGAGCTTGACCGGGTTTGCTTCCGTTCCAACCACGCACCGGTTGAGCGTCGCGCCGCCGCATCTCAGCGTATCGCCACCGCTTACAAACGATGGGATCAGGGCGCAGTCATTGAGGGTTATATCTGGATCTTCGGAACTATCGGTGATGTTGAGATTGCCGCCCGCGCTCTCTGTAAAGGTGCAGCTGTTCGCTATGACGGTTGTATTGCCAACATGGACAAATGGTGACTTTTCGGCGTTCTGCGCCGTGCACCGCCAGAGCACCATTGTGCTGTCGCCGTGCGCGCTGAATCCATCATCGCAGTTGTCCACATTGGCATCATAGACAGTGAGCGTGGTGTCATCGCGAGAGGAAAAGCCGTTTGGCGAAAGCGCTGTGCCCTCTGCATAATTCCTCACAAGCAAACCGTTGCCATAAACTGTCAGTTTGGCGCCGTTGGCGTTCTTAACCTCTACGGCATCCTGTGACGCCACGGCTGCCACCGCGGCAGTTCCATCCATGATGGTGCCGCTTTCGAAATGCACGACATACTCCGTGCCGCCGCCCACATTGCCCGTTACTTCTATAAAATCATCGGCAGAGGAGTAAATTCCAGTCTTAACCAGTATCGAATGCCTGGTGTTCAAGCCGTTCAGATTGTTTATTTTGGAAAGCGTCTTCCAGGCTGTTGCCGGCGTCAGGCCGTCGTTCGAGTCATTGCCTAGCGTTGCGTCAATTACGTAATCATAGAGTGCCGTGCCGCCATCACTCCAAAACCAATTTTCAAGATCATTGATGTGCCGGCCGATACCTGGTGGCGCCAGACTATCGAGGGTCGCATACCACCCGCTATCGATGACGCCCGCATTATCTCTTTCCCACGCATAGACCATATCAGTGACCGCACCCGTGTAACCAAGGGATCGCAGCGCATTGAATCTGGCGTCTATGAGTGTGGTCATTTCGTTTCCTTGGAAAGAGAAAAACCGCCCTACTTGAGGGCGGCTTCGGCGTAGATTTTACTTCTGGCTTTCGACTTGGCCCGCATCTTGGCGGCTCTGTCTTTAATCAGCCTCTCCTCTTGGCTGACCTTCCGTTTAGCCGCTGGCGAAGGCTTGGTATCGCTGTCTTCTTTCATGCAAATCTCCTTAAAAAAACCCGCCCGAAGGCGGGTAGGATGGAGTCAACCGATTACGGGGTGTAGGTGTCTGCCACGCGGAGGTTCACAGCATGTGTGTCCTCGATGCGCACGGCGCCAATGTCCAGCCCGGTGAATACCTGCCACTCGTAAGAGTGTGTAGGCAGCTGCTCGATCTCGCAGTAGATGTCAGACTTGATCTGCAGGCCGACAGCCTGGTTCGTCATCAACCAGACATCACGCTGATCAACACCTGGCACAAGCCCGCCGCGGTTAGAGTTGACCCAGCTAATGCCCATCCAGTCGTCAACATAACCCTTGTTCTGCAGGGCCATGAGCGCGGTATAGTCGGCATTGGTCGCCTGCTCCATGTTCAGGAGCTTGCGCACCTGCTTAGGACCAATCACGCCTACCTTGGCAAAGTCGGGATCAACATCATTCTCGAAGAACACAGAAATGCCCTCGGTGATCATGTCGAATGAAATCTCATCGGTGTAGTCACCAATGATCTGGCCTGCAGGCAGGGCGTTTGTATTGCCATCGCCGTCAAGTGCTGCAGCGCCCAGTGCAGCGATGATGGTGTCATCGTATGCCCGGCGCGCGGCCATTCCGTGGGAAATCGCATAGGAACCATTGGGATCAATGATGACTTCGCGCAGATCTTCACGCTGCGTGTAATCGGTCACTGCCTTGGGGGTAGGAACAGAAACCCTGCGGGTCCACGCTGTCTCAGCATCGAAGTCGTGTGAATCGGTAGAAACACCACGGGTCTTCGCGCTCATGGCTGACTCGCCCAGGCGCTCCCAGTTATGGGCGGCTGATTCTTTGTGTTCCTCGGTTGTCCACCGGCGAAGCAGAGTGTCACCCTGCTGGGAAAGGAAAATAACGCGATCTCGGAATGTCTCAATCGCGACGTTGTCTAATGATCTGGCCATTGTATGGGCCTCCTCAAAGTCGATTAGTTAAATCGCTCCAAAGCAACCCCATACGGGACTTTTCTGCTTGCCAGTTTTTACCTCATAGCCGGGAGGGGGTAACGGGCCTTGCGGTAATCCGTTGAGGCGATATTACCAGCCCGCATACCAACCTCAACGAAAACTGCGGACACTATGCCGGCTGCCCCATTCTCAGCTTCATTAGCCTCTCGACCTTTGCCTGCGCGGCTTTGTAACCTGGGTCATGCTTCTTCATGGCATACCACTTTGGCTTGAATTCCTCCAATTCGAGCGCGGCTTGCTCTGGAGTCATCATCCTGGCCGACTCCTGATTGCTGGCTTCCACGTTTTCACTGGCCAAATCAGCAAGCGAGTGCAGCCACTTAACCTGGTCTGCTGGAATTGACTGATTCTTGTAGGCTTCACGAATGCTCTCCGGTGCATCCTGAAGAACATCACCCACTCTGGCATACCGCTCATCGAATGCAGCGCCCCATTCACTTTTCAGGGCGGTATAACCCTCCTCCATCGCCTGGGCTATAGCGGCATTCTGGTCAGACTTGCCGGCCGCCTCCATTTCAACCCACCTGGAAAAGACTTTCTGCGTCATATCCAGTGCGTGTGCTGCGGCCATGTACTCCTCGGGGTTCGCAAGCTCTACGCCTTCCGGTATCTGGTAGCCCTTTGCATCCTTCGGCTTTCCCATCTGCTCATACACGACGCTGGCAGAGTCATCGTCCATGGGAGTCGGCATCAGGCTTGGTACCTTCTCGCGCAGCTGCTCATGGAATTGCGCCATGACCGACTCATCAGCACCTTCACTCGGCACGCGAATAGACTGCCCGCGCCATGCTGAATCGTTCTTCAGGTGGCCAACCCACTGCTCCACATTCTCGGAGCCACTGAGATGAGGTGCCCCATGAAGTTCTTCCGGCAGCGACTGGGCCCATTCCGGTAAATCAGACATTATTCAACTCTCCCATTTCAATTAAATAAATCACCAGATCATGCTTTGCGACCCGGGACACTGTTTCCCGGTCATCCTTGCCCATTAGGTTGACGTCCACAAACGACTCCCTGAGCAGTTTAACCAGCTCTCGTCCGTCCTCGGTACCCAGGGCCTTACTGATAATTGCCTTGTGGCGATTCAATATGTCTATGCTCACTGCATACCCCCAAGAGTCGGATCACCCCGGCCCATTTCATTGATCGCCGCAGCCTCTACGCCGGCCACTTCCGCTTCCACGGCCCGCTCCGTCATCTTCTCGCGCCGCTCGCGCAGTTCCTTCACTTCATTTTCATCGCGCATTACCTCGGGTGAAATTCCAAGATCACGCGCAAGCTGCCTTGATAGTTTTTCCTGATCTACCACATCAAGAACCTCTGGCATTGTGGGCGCGAGGTTTGCCACTGCCACGCCGTAACGCTCAATGGCTGCCGCCCTGTCTGCTTTCTGTGCATTAGACAGCGCACCAATGTACTCAACCTCAAACTCTGCATTAGCCTCAAGAACCTCTTGTGGAGGGCGAGGAATTTGGCCCTCCCTGGCCAACAGCCGGAACGTGCGAGAAACGATAGGATCAAGAAGGTCATTCTGTAGCCGGCCAAGCGTTGGCCCCATCAGTTTCTGCATCTGCTCATACCGTACAGAAATCTCATAGGCTGTCGCTGGCGTACCTTGTGGCGCAGGAAGCATTAACTGGTCATAGAAAAAATGCTCTCGAACGGATGCCCTAAGCTGCTCTGCCATAGCCTCAGACACAAAAATGTCGAAGTCGCTTTCCAGAGACTTGATCCCATCGAGATCGCGCACCACGTTTAGAGCAGAAGCGGAAAAGTCGAGGTCTGTTATTATGGCCCGCTCTTGAGCCAACCAGGGTGGATCAATCTTTTTCTCACTGCCCTGCAGCTGAAGTTTGCGCACCTGGATTAGGCTGGCGAGATCACCCAGCACAAGATGTGCCGGACTGTTACCCCACACGCTTGAGTTTGTTGTTCTCCAGCGCGGGATGAATACCGGCATCTCGTAGTAGCCGCCCTCTTTACCCAGCATTTCGCTGGTTCGCTTCAGGAAGTAGCAATATGCCCATGGCCGGCGATCACTGCGCTGCACCTTGCCAATCTCAGCGATATTGTTATTCCGCGGGTAGATACAGAAAAGCACTTCCTGCTTGTCGCGCTTGCCATCTTTGTCGGCCTGGATAATTTCATCTGGAACGCCATCCTGGCCGAACTTGCTAATGATCTGCGCGGGTGTCATTTCCAGCATTCGATAGAAGCGCAGGACATTGCCACGCCAGTCATCCTCGAAAACAAACTCCTTCAGCGGGATGCTTTTGAACATCAGCGGATAGTCTTTACTGGTCTCCAGGAACATGGCCGAGGTGCCGAAACCGCAAATGTCCTGGTAGGTCTCATTAACCTCCAGGTTAAAGTTCGAGTCCTGCAGCGCGTAGTACACGGCCTCATTAGCAGTAGACAGCCACGTTGCGACTGGCTTGCTTTTATTCAGCTTTTCATCACGAAATCGGATTTCAAACCAGCGAACGGCGGGGCTTGATAGGGTGCCATGTATTCTGGCAGCGAGGTTTTGGTGAGCAGCTGGACCGGTTGAGTCGTAAAAATCTTTATCCCACTCTATTGACCCTTCGGATTTTTCATCCTTAAAAAACTGCCCCCGGTATGGCGTTACAAGCGATTCAATTTTATCCCACTGGACAGCGGCAACACTTCTATCACTGATTAATCCGTCATATCGCCTACCCAAATCCTCACAAAGATCAGTTTTCATGCCTTACACCTCGATTAAGAGGTTGTATTCTGCCTACCAGCGCCGCCGTCTGTCACGAGAATGTGCGGACACCTGCCCTTTTGCGACAAATGTTCGCCCGCCAGTGTCATAAACCGGCTCTGCAAACGTCAGTGCTGCCGCGTCACCTATGTCTGGACTGGGAAGCCCGCGCTTTTTAATGGCGTCCTTTGACTCCAGCACTATCCTGTCCATTGAATCCCTCGATGATTGAGGGGTGCATAGGTCCGACTGAAGCGCGTCATCGTCCGGAATGTCTACCTCAAGGTTTTCATCCCCCAGCCACTCAGCCAATTCACCCCACATTTCAGCCCTTCGGTTCTTGTACTTGTCTGGGTTCAGGGGCTTGCCGCCGAACGGGATCGCCACCACGTTGTTGTAGCCTAGCTCATGCAGCCTATCGACCAGATCAGCACCGCCGCCTGCATCAACAAACATACGCGCCGGTTTCTCCTGGTCCAAAACCTTCTTGCATATCTGCACAGCTCGGCCAAGATTGATGTCGCCGGTGTGCGTTTCGATGCCGTACATGCACCGTGATGAGCGCCGAATCAGTGCAAACCTGTCACCGCCCCTGGACGGATCAACACCCACTACCATCAGATTGCCGTGCGCGACCTCATTTCTACGCGCCTTTTGTACCAGCTGGGGAGAGATTAGGCCGCCTTCCCCTGAATACTGGAACGCCTCATGGATGTCGAACGGGTACTCCTGCCGGAAAGCCTTCACTCCATCGACCAGTGCGGTTGTCAGCTCTATGATCTTGTTCCGGCGCCACGCCAGCTGCCCGTGATCGAGCTCATATTTTTCAATAAGCTCTCGCTCGTAATCTGTCGGGATGAATCCATTTGGTACCTTCTTGCGGTATTCCTCCTGCCAGTACCAGGGCACAAAAATCAGCTGGTACTCGCCTTCCTCGCGCATGGCCTTCATTGTTTCAGAATGAAAGAAATTGCCGATGCCGTTTGCCGTTGACTCCAATATCAGCTCAGTGTCTGGCAGGTCTGGTACAGCCTGGAATATGCCCTTGGTTATCTCGCCCTCGGAGCGCCGCGGCCAGAACGCCACTTCAGATCCGTGGAAATACTGGATAGTGGTGCCTCGGCCAACCGACTCATTGCCGGCAGTACCAATTCGATAGCCCGAATCTATCTTGTCGAACACCAGTTCCCTTGCGTTACTGGTACCCGTGTGCGGCGCCAGCGGGTTTCCCTCATGGTAGCGTTTGGCCATTTCATAGATGGCGCTGGTGGAGTCTTTTTCGTGGGCAAGGATGAAAGTCCTCACCCCCATTCGGTTGGTGGCACGCCAATAGTACCTGGCTTCAACGTATGTGCTGCAGCCCTGTTGCCGGCCCTTGAGAATAATCGCCCTAACCTTGCCGGTCTCTGCTCGCTGTTCCTCCAGACGATCATGGATGTACTGCTGCGCCTTGTTGAGTGTCAGCGGACGAACTGAGCCCTCCTTGGTCCGGATTCTCAGGCAGTCTTCAGCAAACGCGGGGAAGTTATCCGCGTAGAACTGCCTCATCCCATTAGGGTCAGTGGGTAGTGCGCTGCTCATTGCGCTCCCGTTGTTTTTCCATCAGCCACTGGTCTTGCGTCATGGAATGCTCATGCAAGTGGCGCTCCGTGTAGGCGGCAACGGAAACGTGCTTGCCAATCATCTCCAGCGCTTTCAGCCGATCAATGAACTTGATCTTCACTACCTCGCCAATAACTTCACTGTCCTTGCCACTCGTAAGTAATTGTTGAATATCAATACCATTCAGCATCTGGCGCCAAATCAACGGCCACTGCTTTATCGGCAGGTAGGCGCCTTCATCGTTGAGTATGTCGGCAACATCGGCGTTCAGTATCTCGGCATTGTGTTTCAGCACCCAATCGGCATCGATTTGGACCCTTTCAGAACGCTCGGATTTCAGCTCGTTGATTCTGGCCTGCACAATAACATTCGATAACAGTCGTGATGATGCAGGTTGAGCGGTCCTTTCGGCATACCCGGCCCGAATAGCGGCCTGCGTTGCATTCAGGTCTTTCAGGTACTCCTGGCAGAACATTTCCTGCTTGTCTGTCAGCTTACTCACCGGCGCCACCTGCCAGCAATTTCAGTTTTTCCACACACCGGTTTCTAACCTCCTCAAATTCACACGGACTGCCGTAACCCTTAACGCCAGTTGCGCCGCGGGCATAAAATCGTTTTGATTCCTCACACTCCAGCGCCTTCCTGATGGTATCAGGTCTGGCGATGGGCACTGGTTGCTTCTGGCTCACCACAATCGCCCGGTCAGTAGCCGCGTGAACAACTTGCATCGCCTGTCGCCGTGTCGCCGCTCGTAGGCCTGCCAGCGGTCATTTGGGTTGTGCCTGCGCTCGCCTATCCTGCGCTTTGCTTTGCGCCTGTCCTTCATACGGTTCGCTCCTCATGCAAGTGTAACAGTTCCAGGCTGTCTGCTGCCAAGTTGGTGCGTGATAGTGCGGTGTCATGTCTTTTCGGCATTGGGTGCATATCACTTACCTAAACTCTCCCGCCACTCTCTAATAATCTGCCGCATAATCGCTGGCTCTGGTACGCACTCACCATTAGCCCAGTCGTCTACCAGTGAGAGGGGGATAACGTATGCATTGCCCTCAGAGTAGATAGCCAGGTGAGGCTTGTAATCCTCTATGTTGGTTACTGTCACAGCCATGCCTCAAACTCAATTCGGCCTGTATTGCCCGCCGCCCTCTCTTCCATTATTCGATTGAACTCGTCACGGAAATGCTTGGCAATCGCGCCCCTGCCTTTTGTTTTCCGGTATTGTTTGGCGAGCGCAATATCTTCTTTTTTGTCTCGCAATATCTCCCGCTGGGCCGGGGTTAATACTTCGTCCATGCGCTCCTGGGTGCCCCCGTAGTGGGAGTGGCAGCCATAACAAAGCGCCTCTGCGTTATCAGGGTCGAACCTTACGCCCCACTGCCCTCGCCTGTGGTGGTGTGATGCGTGTAAGGCGGCATTGGTTGGGTCGTAATGGTTGCCGCATCGCTCACAGCGAAAGCCCGCCCTAGCCCTCACGCAAAGCGAAAACGCTTTATCTGCTGGGGTTCTCTTTATCGCTCCCACTATGCAAACTCCATCACGTTATCAACCAGCTTGCGGATATCGTCCTCGGTGTAACGCTCTGCCCCCACATTCTGCAAAATCACATCAATAACTTTGCTGAACAGTACCGCGAACTCGTCTTCCTCCATGTTGGCAAAGCTGATCGACTTGGAGCGCATGCGGAATGTGCCGTCAACGTTGAATACCGGCTCACCAAAACCAGCCAGAACCTGCACTTGCTCGCGGAACTGGTCGAAATTTTTCTGTGGCGTTCCCCACTTGGTGCTAATATCACCCGGTTCCCATAGCTCAAAGCCAACGTTGAGCAGGGCGAAATACTTCCGGAGAAATGCGCTGTTTCTGGCTGTGGCGAACTTCCCACGAAGGACGGAACTGCCAGGCATGCGGTTAACCTTTTCCTGCGTCCCGGCGTCAGCGGGGACCAGCACCCCCTGCACCTTGACTAGATTCAACTCGCTCATGCCTCAACCTCTCCCGGCGAATAATCAGGTGCATTTTGACCAGCTTCTGCCAATGACCGGGCACGTTCGCCAGCATGTTGGATCTCACAGCAAAATCCGGCTGTGCCGCTATCCGCTCTGCAATCTGCCTTGGGGCGATAAATCGCGTTCCATTGGGCGTCAGAAATGTTTTCCGCAAGTAGCAACTCCTCCACGGTCAAGCTGAACAGGGCGCGAGTGTTGGCCAGATTCATATCTCAATCCCCAACTGCTCATTGGTGCGCCGCCTCCAGGGCATGCACAAAATATTCGGGACAGGCTCTGCCTTGCGCCACTGCTGGCCGTCAATGCCTCGGACCTTTCGAGACTCAATCAAGCCCTGCTCTCTGAGCAATCCCAATGAGTTAGTCAGCCTGCGGTAGGGTTT